CCGTGACTACGTTGCGGCTAACCCAAAAACTACGTCTGCTGACGTAGCCAAGGCGATAGGCGTAACCCCTGCTTATGTATCCACAGTATTGTGGAACGCAAAGAAGAAAGCTAAGGTAGCGAAGAAGGCGAAGAAAGCCACGCTCACATTACCCAAGCCTAAGTGGGAACAGTTGGGTTTGTTTAGCTCAGACAAATCCCTAGGGCAACTTGCGTATGAAGCGGGTGTAGGAATGGCAAAGGCACGTATGGAAGGACAACGCCAGATAGAAATGTTTGAGCCAAAAGCCGACCCGGTCAACAACCCTGCTCATTACACAGTAGGTGGAATCGAGACGATCGACTTCATCGAAGCTAAGAAGCTCGGGTACAACCTTGGCAATGTGATTAAGTATCTGACTCGTGCCGACCACAAAGGCAACAAGATGGAAGACTTGCGCAAAGCACAATGGTATCTGACACGTGAGATCAATTCACTCAAGTGACGCCTAACAAATGTTAGGGTAACCACTAGCCACCTTCGGGTGGCTTTTTTACGTCTGTACTATTGACAAAGTAAAAAGTTATGATACTATCAAGACTTGAAAATCTTTTTGGAGTATCAGATGAGCGAACGAATAGACAACGCACTTGCCCTTGCTGACAAGTGTTGGTCAAAGGCAAACAGAGTAAGCCCCGAGTTTGTCGAGCGTTACTTAGAGCTAGCCGAAGAGTTGCTAGTGTCTAAACCAATTGTCCTCGGCGATGAGTTCCGAGAATACTGCGGCAAGAAACTTTTATTCCGACCCAAAGAACTGCACCCTAACGTATGGGTATCAGGCGTACGCACTCTGAGTACGCTCGGATGGATTGCCCACAATGGTTACACGACACCGACCAAGTCACACAACCACATGCCCTCGGTCTCAGTATGGAAGAGCATGATCTATGGCAACGACACCTGAAGCCAAGGTCAAGGCAAAGATCAAGGCTATCTTAAAAGCCCACAACATCTACTACGCTATGCCTATTGGTACTGGCTACGGCAATAGCGGTGTGCCTGACTTCTTGTGTTGCGTGAACGGCAAGTTCCTAGCGATCGAAGCCAAGGCTGGCAAGGGACAAGCGACCGCACTACAACTAAAGAATATGCAAGCGATCAATGCGGCTGGCGGTTACACGTGCATCATTAACGAGACCGATCTCAAAAACCTAACAAATGTTATATCGGAGTGCATGCAGTGAACATCCTAACGATCGACTTCGAGACATATTATTCTCGGGAGTTCTCCCTAACAAAAGTTACCACAGAGGAATACGTTCGTAGCCCACAGTTTGAGACTATCGGCGTAGCCGTACAGGTCAACGATGGCGAGCCCGAGTGGTTCAGTGGCGATGGTGAATCGTTGCACCAGTTCCTTGCTCAGTACGATTGGGGTAATTCCTTGGCGTTAGCCCACAACGCCCCGTTCGATGGTGCAATTTTGAAGTGGGTCTTCGGAATTAGCCCCAAGGGTTGGCTTGATACTTTGTCGATGGGTAGAGCCCTGCATGGTACGCAAGTAGGCGGTAGCTTGAAGGTGCTGTCAAACTTCTACGGGCTTGGCGAGAAAGGCACAGAGGTGGAAAACGCACTAGGTCTGAGGCGTCAGGACTTCAGCCCCGAACAGTTAGCTCGGTATGGCGAGTACTGTAAGAACGACGTTACGCTTACGTGGGAATTGTTTAACGCAATGTCTGCTGGCTTCCCGCCTGTTGAGTTGCGCCTGATTGATTTGACTGTGCGCATGTTTACCGACCCCGTGTTGCAGTTGAATAAAGATTTGTTGATCGACCACCTACTCACCGAGAAGCAACGCAAGGATGAACTGCTCGAAAATTTTGCCAAAGATGATTTGATGAGCAACAACAAGTTTGCTGAGATATTGACTGCGTTTGGTGTTGCGCCCCCGATGAAGGTCAGCCCCGCAACAGGCAAGCAGACCTATGCGTTCTCTAAGACAGACGAAGCGTTCAAAGATTTGCTTGAGCATGAGAACCCACGAGTACAAGCATTAGTCGGCGCACGGCTAGGCACTAAGTCTACGATAGAAGAAACAAGAACAGCTAGGTTCATTGGTATCGCAGAACGGGGTTCGTTGCCTGTACCCCTACGCTACTATGCCGCCCACACAGGGCGGTGGGGCGGGGACGACAAGCTTAACTTGCAGAACCTACAACGTAACTCACCTCTGAAGAAGACAATCATTGCCCCGGACGGATACATGATGATTGATTCAGACTCATCACAAATTGAAGCCCGTACGCTCGCATGGCTTGCGGAACAAAACGACTTAGTGGAGGCATTTGATCGTGGCGAGGATGTATACAAAATCATGGCAACGGCTATCTATGGCAAGGACATTTCAGAAATTACAAAGGACGAAAGGTTTGTTGGCAAGACCACTATCCTTGGGTGCGGGTACGGGATGGGCGCGGCAAAATTCCAAGCGCAACTTAAGAACTTCAATGTCACGATCGAATTGGATGAAGCGAAGAGGATTATTGACACATATCGAACTACGTATCCGAAGATTACTGAACTATGGAAGTCTGCGGCGTCAGCCCTCAAAGCCATACTGCAGAATCAGCAGACAACGTTGGGCCGAGATGGTGTCTTAAAGATTGAGGGAAGCAGTGGCATCCTATTGCCCAATACGCTTTACCTACGCTATCCTAATCTACGCATACTTCAGAATGACGAAGGTAAGTCTGAGCTGGTATACGACACCAAGAAGGGCAAAGCAATTATCCCAACACGCATTTATGGTGGCAAGGTAATTGAGAACGTGTGCCAAGCGTTAGCCCGCATCGTGATCGGTGAGCAGATGCTCATGGTTGCGAAGAAGTACCGAGTCGTGATGACTGTGCATGATGCCATCGCTTGTATTGCACCCGAAGCAGAAGTTGAAACTGCTTTGGAGTACGTTGAGATGTGCATGCGCACCCGCCCGGATTGGGGTATGGAGTTACCACTGAACTGCGAAGCGGGATATGGAGCAAGCTATGGAGACTGTTAATAAGATGTGGCCTTTCCCGCCATTCCCCAACCCCAAGGACACGGGCAACCGAGTACCTAAATTCAACCCTGATAACCATGAGGATGCGCCGGTATGACATACAACGCAGAACAGATTACTTATATGTTGGCTGAAGCCATAGACCAAAATCGTGAGTACAAATCATGGCACTGTAGTACTCAACACTTGATGACACTTGCCGAGAGGGTGCGCAATGAAACACTAGAAGAAGTAGCCAAGGAATTTGACAGCATGAAAGCTTTTGGCGATACATCAGCATCGTTTGCCGCTTTTGTGCGGGGGATGAAGCGATGATTAAGTACGACGGCTATGACGAAGCGATCATTGGGCCAGCATACATTTGGCGTGACAGTACTCACGTATCTGTATTGGTTTACGACGCGGAGAAGATACGGGAAATCCTGATGCGAGACGGCATGGATGCCGAGGAAGCTAGGGAGTTTATTGAGTTCAACATTGAAGGCGGCTACTTGGGTGAACAAACACCTGTGCTAGTTTGGCCTAACGACATTTGGGATGAAGAATGAATCACATTAAAGCAATCGAAACTACGTACAAGGGCTATCGCTTTCGCTCGAGGTTGGAAGCACGATGGGCTGTGTTCTTTGATACTTTGGGCATACGTTGGAAGTATGAAAACGAAGGTTATCAAAAAGAAGTTGATACTGTTGACGGGGTCAGAATCATGCGGTATTTACCCGACTTCTTTCTACCTTCTCGCTGGGGCGGTGGTATGTTTGTAGAAGTTAAAGGCGATAAAGATGCCCTGAAGAAAAATTGGCAAGACAACGCACTGATGCACGACTATGACAATATACTGCCTGACTTTCATGACTCAATAGGCAAGGGTAACGCAGGGTTGCTTTTGCTTTCCGAAGTACCTGAAGCTTCACAACATAAAATTTACTTTCATCCGGTGCTTCAGCACCACAAAGGCTTAGTTAAAAGCTATGCGTTTTTTGGTGGTGATGGGCTGTCTGTTGTAGAAAGGTCGCCGTTATCAGATTTGTTGGATGTTAGTCCTGTTTATAACTTAGACTCATCAGGGACTGATTGGGGTATTGATACTAAGTACGCACCATCAGACAGACATTATGCGCATGTAGTAAACGCTTATGCCGCCGCACGTGGTGCTAGATTTGAGCATGGTGAAGGCCAACCACAAGCAAAGCCTATTGCAGTACAACCAAGATATGTGCCCGGGCCGTATCTTTAACAGAAAGACATTATGAGTATCGTTTGGTCATTCAGTAGCCTGAAAACATTTCAACAGTGTCCTAAGAAGTACTACCACACCAAGATAGCCAAGGACATTGTTGAACCTGACACACAGGCAACACTGTATGGAAAGACAGCTCACACTGTGGCGGAGGAATACATTCGTGATGGAACCCCAATCCCTGAACAGTTTGCGTATATGCAAGCTACCTTAGACGTCTTAAAAGACATCCCCGGAGAGAAGTTATGCGAAGTAAAACTTGGGTTGACGAAGAACTTAGAGTCGTGCGAATTCGATGCTCCAAATGTATGGTGGCATGGGGTAGCGGATTTGGTGATTATCAACAAGAAAACGGGGACGGCACACTCCATAGACTACAAGACAAGCAAGAGTGCGAGATATGCGGATGTGAAGCAACTGGATCTTGTCGCTTGTGGATTATTCGCCAAGTTTCCGGAGATTCGGAAGGTAAAGTCAGCCCTATTATTTGTAGTCAGCAAGGAATTCGTGAGGGCTACGCACTATACAGAAATGGTAGAGAAATATATTGAGCCCCCCGCCCGAGATGTTGCAAGAATTGAGGCGGCGTTAGAAAATGGGGTATGGAATCCAATCCAAGGCCCACTGTGCAAGTTCTGCTCGGTGAGAGAATGTGAATACAACAGGAACTAACATGCCCTACGTAAATAAACCCCGCCCATATAAAAAAGAATATCAGCAGCAGATTGCTCGTGGTGAAAACCCAGACCGTTTAGAGCGTCAGCGTGCTAGAGAAGGTATAGATAAAAAGAATGCAGACCGAAACAAAGATGGACGTGCTGACGTCCGCGAAGGCAAAGATGTTGCTCACATCAAGGCACTATCTAAAGGTGGCACAAACGGAAACGGAGTCAAACTTCAAACCCCGTCAGCCAATCGCTCGTTCAAACGTGGTTCAAACCACAAAGTCGTATCAGAAGTAAGCACCAAGGAACGTAAGAAAAAATGAACCTATCAGAGTATACGTGGCCTCGTCCCCCGGGGTTCACGCCGTTCGAACATCAGAAGACAACAGCAGAGTTCCTTACAACAAACCGCAAGGCGTTCTGCTTTAATGAGCAAGGTACAGGTAAGACCGCATCAGTAATTTGGGCAGTTGATTACCTTATGACCATTGGATTAGTGAAGCGTGTATTAGTGATCTGTCCTCTGTCGATCATGAAGTCGGCTTGGCAGAATGACTTGTTTAAGTTTGCCATTCACCGCACCGTATCAGTCGCTTATGGAGCCGCACGTAAGCGCAAAGAGATTATTAGTCTTGGTGCCGAGTTCGTTGTCATTAACTTCGATGGTGTAGGCATCGTCAAGAAAGAAATCATGGCGGGTGGGTTTGACCTCATCGTAGTAGATGAAGCGTCAGCCTATAAGAACGCACAGACCGAGCGTTGGAAAGACCTACGAGACCTAACAAAAGTTATCAAGGGCTTGTGGATGCTGACGGGTACGCCTGCCGCACAGTCGCCTGTGGATGCTTACGGATTGGCAAAACTTGTAAACCCCAAGGGTGTGTCACCATTCTTTGGTCAGTTCAGAGACACAGTGATGATGAAGCTCACTATGTACAAATGGATACCCAAGCCGACTGCACAGTTAATTGTTCACAAAGCACTGCAACCCGCTATTCGGTTTGAGAAAGCCGACTGCCTTGATTTGCCGCCCGTTACATTCGTTGAGCGAGATGCACCATTGACACCGCAGCAGATTAAGTTCTACAACATACTAAAGAAGCAGATGCTGATTGAGGCTGCTGGCGAAGAAGTATCAGCCGTTAACGCCGCCGTACAAATTAACAAACTCTTGCAAATAGCTGGAGGTGCGGTGTATACAGATACGAACGAAGTGATTGAGTTTGATGTGAGCAGTAGGCTCAACGTAGTGCAAGAAGTAATTGAAGAGTCAAGCCACAAGGTGCTTGTGTTTGTTCCGTTCACGCACACCATTGAGTTGCTTGAGAAGCACTTGCAGAAACACAACATCACGTGCGAGGTAATTAACGGCTCGGTCTCTGTAAACAAACGCTCAGATATTGTCAAGCAGTTTCAAGAGCAAGCAGAACCAAAAGTATTAATCATTCAACCAAAAGCGGCATCACACGGGTTAACACTAACTGCCGCTAACACAATCATTTGGTATGCTCCATGCACAAGTGTCGAGACGTACTTGCAAGCCAACGCACGTATCGACCGCCCCGGGCAAGTCAATAACATGACCATCGTACACATTACGGGTAGCCCCATTGAGGCAAAGATGTACACGATGCTTCAGGGCAACATCAACAACCACCAAAAAGTAATTGATCTATACAAGCAAGAAATTTCTTCGGAAACTATTGACAATGTAAAAAGTTAGAGTACAATTGAGTTTGTGTGGCAGTGGTAGGCAATGGGTTAGCGCCATTGCGACGGTAAATGTTTTGAAAACACTGCTTCATGTGAACTGTTACTGCCGCACACCCAACCATTAGGAGAATCAGATGGACGAAGAAGTCAAGGATAGAGTCACCCCCATGGACTTAGCAAAGCTAACGTCTATATACATCAAGATCAGAGACAAGCGTGCCGACAACAAACGCATGTTTGAAGCTGAAGACAACGACCTCAAAGAGCAAATGGAAGTGTTAGAAGCACAGATGCTCGATGTATGCAAAGAGATGAATGCTGATAGCATTCGCACCCCACACGGCACAATTATTCGCTCGGTAAAGTCACGGTACTGGACGAATGATTGGGATTCAATGTACGACTTCATAGAGGAGCATGGTGCATTTGGCCTGTTAGAGAAGAGACTTCATCAAACAAACATGAAGGATTTCCTCTCTGAGAATCCCACAGTTCTTCCACTTGGCCTCAATGTGGAAAATGCTTATACCGTGGTTGTTAGACGTTCTAAGGAAAAATGAAATGAGTAATCTTACTATTCTCAACCAAGACCTCCCCGACTTCCTGCAAAGTGCAGGTGTTAGCGAGCTTACAAAACAACTCGCCGGTAAGTCTGGCGTTAAGCGCATCGTGCCTAAAAACGGAAT